TTGATAGCTTCTTGAATCCATTGTTTCTTTTCATTGAGGGCATATTCTAAAAGAACATCATTATCCTCAAATAAATTTTCAATTATTTCATCAGCAATATCAATTTCTTCTTGTAGTTGATTAACTTGTTGAATAAGATTTCTTAGTTGAATAAGTGTTGGGTCCATGAAAGTATTTATAAATATTAATACCATGTACGACAAATACTTTTTAGGAAATACCTTCAGCACAGGATCTGGCGCACGATTACCAAAACACAAAGGAATTTTTATTACTTCCGGTGTTTGTGCAGGTTCAACATTTTACATTGTAAATTCTCAAGGAAATACATTTGCAATGAATGTTATATTCCCTGCAGGATCTAATGTTTTCCCAATGCAAGTTTATTCAGTTTTAAGTCTTGCAGCTGGTCAAACAGGCATATATTTAAATTAACTATTTGCTAGCAAATTAGCAATGTGTTGTAAATGCCCCATTCCGTATTTCTTTGGAGCATTTTTTCTTATTCTGTCTGTATCCGCATCCATTTCTGCATGAAGAGTGTCAATAATTTCATCCCCTCTTCTTTCTAAATTTGCAGCTCTGGTAATTTCATTTGGTGACATATTACCAAAATTTTTAGCTGGTGGATAAACTTGTTGTTGGGACATTCCTTCTTGGTGTGCCCATGGGAAAGTTGGCATTCTTGATGGCGCCTCACCTCCCATATGCCAATCTTCAGCGTCTTGCTTTACATCTTCTGCGTTTGCAGAACCATCATTATTGAAGTCTTGGATTTTTAAATCTCTAATTTTACGATACATTCCTACATCTGCACCAGCACGTTGAAGAGATTGTTCAAATGGATTCATTTGTTGTTCAACCAATTTTGCCTCGGACAATAATTTGCTCTCTAAGGCGGCTTGATTTAATTGGTGAATCCAAGAATACTTATTAATTTTCTTTTGCATAAAAATATTTAGATTTGACTTTTTCTTGATGTGGGTTATAATATGTTCATGGAAGGAATACATGGTGCTGGAAAAGGCGATTCATATCGTCAAGTAAATTACGAAGTTTATTGTAAAAATTGGGATAAAATTTTTAATAAACCCAAGATCAAAAAGAAGAGAAACAAAAAGGTTGACAAACCAAAGAAATAACATATATTGTAAGTATGCCTAATTCAAAAACACGCATTGTTAATCGTAAACACAAAAAGCGTAAAGAGCGTATTGCTCGTCAACGCGCCGAGGCATTAATGAATGCCAAAGTTGGATCACTTCGCAAGCTTGACGCGATTGGCCAACTACCCATTTCTGTCAAGCAAACGAGATTGCCAAATGGCTAAAACTGATACTGTTATGACTATTGCTGAGGTTCGTAAAAAGTATGATTCCATCGATTGTTTTTTTACTTATTATGATGGTGAAAAATCTACTTTTGATTTTTATGGAACCGATGCATCTGGAAATGAAGTTCGTATTTCTCTTGGTGGTTGCTCTGCTTGGATTAAACACTTATCATTTGGTGTAAATGATCCACTAAATATTAGTAGTGCTCTTGAGCGCCATGTTCGTTACATTTCTGTTACCAACAATCGTGGCAAAGTTGTTTACGAACAATTTTTGGACACTAATTAAGGAAAATTATGAATAACTCCGATCACAATGATTTTAACAGTTGGCAAAATGATGATGAAAACGACATGCGTAATCCAAATAATTGGATTCCAAAAGGTGGTTTTTTTTATTATGGACCAATGAGCGATGATTTTAAAAAAATGTGGAATGAACAAAATAATCAAGATAATTTTATGGATTATCTAAAAGATTATCTTAATTTTTCTAATCCAATTGAAAAGTTAGAAAAAGCTGACAAAAATAAAAAGCAACCAAAAATTTCAAAAAATAAAACAACCATTTTTTCACAAGATGATTATCTAAAATTAATTGAAATTCGTGGCTATCTTGCGATCAACGAGCAATTTGCTCATGTAAAAGCACTAGATAAATTGCTCAGTCAAATTCAAATTATTCCAAAGGATTCAAAATGAGTGAATACATTCCAGGTTCTCCTTACAATGAAGGTTTTCAAGCTCGTATGAAAGGTGTTTCAAAAAATACCTGTAATGTTGAAAATCCTGTTTATCAACAAGAATGGTTAACTGGTTGGGAAGACGCCCATACTAAGATTATAGAAGAAGCCAGAAATAATAATGGTGGTTGTAGCAAACCGAAGTGCTGTAAAAACTTTATTCAAGATTAATTAAAGTTTACCACCACGTAACATTTTAGTATACATGTCATTTGTTCCAAACTTGATGCCAGTTAAACGGCTCATGGTTGGAACAAAACTTTTTTGAGCACTAGTTGGTATTATACCACCTTTCGGCATAATTCCTAATTGTGCTGATTTAGAGAGAGCTTTTTTTGTTCCACGTATATTTACTTCACCGGGATAAGCAAAAGATCCTGGTCTAGTGGAGCTTCCACTTTTATGATACATTTGTTCAACATATTTTCTGGTTAAAGGCAAATTTCCAGAATCTATATGACTTATACTTCCATCATCGTCGTGAAATGCTACGAAGCTATTTGATGTTTTTGCTACTTTAGGAAATTCTTTTGATGAAAATAAACCTTTTCCATCAATTTTATCTTTAAACTGCCATCTACCTCTACCGCTTTTCATATCAACATTTATATCTTTTGATATAAGAGAATCTTTAATTGTTAAATCATTAGGATTTGTTGATGCTACATGCGGGGCATTTATATTAAGTTCTCCCTTAGCGGTTTGTATTTTAAAATTTCCAGTTTTTTTTCCATCTGAATGGTGATTTATTAATAAATCAGAAAAAGTATTTTTAAAATTTGATACAGGCACAGATAATTCTTTTTGTGTATCTAATTCTGTAATTTTTATATTGTCTTCATCCGTTAATCCGTGACTGTTTACCATATGATTGGATAAAAAATTTCCAATACCTTTATATTGTGCTGTTCCAAATTTAGATTGGTTTAATTGCCCACGTTTTGCTTCAATTAATAAATCATTATATCCATCGACTATTTCTTCAGCCAAAGATTTTTTATTCGCTTTCGGCAACCAATAAATTTCACCAGTTTCTTCATCTTTTACAGCCATTCTTGCATTTGGATTTCTGTGCCCAAATCTTCTAAGATAATTTCCGGTTGGGGACTTGGGATAATATTTACTGGCTTTGAATAATTTAAACTCATTATTTGGAACATTAAACATTTCAACTGCAGCAATCATGTTTAAGGGTTCTGATCTAGTAAACATATCTCCCATTCGGGGGTCATAACCAGATACACCGCCTTTATTTGCCTCTGGTGCTTCTGCAGGAACTCCAAGAGCTCCAGCCCCTCCTCCTGTAGCCATATCTTCTAATAATTCAAGATAGCTAACTGTCCCTTCACTCTTTAAAAGAATTTCTGCTTCAACCAGCACATTAAATTCTTCGCCAGACAATCCATGCTGTTCTGCTTCTTCTGAAAATATTTGCATAGTTCCAATAAGATTGCTCAGTTTATAACGGGTCATTCCCGGAGGAAGTTGTTCAAATATTTTTTTAAGTTTTATGATAAAATATTCAAAGGGATCAATATTACTTTCACTGGTCTTTATGTTGCCACTTTCATCGATTGCACCATTTCGATAGGCATCTAAAGATGTATATGGATCTGCAATTGCATTTGCAAACTTGTAAAAATAAAATGATGGAATAAATTGTAATCTGCCCATTTAAAATATTTAGTCTGCTGGGCTGTTTAACTTTCTATCTACTCTGGGATCAGTATTTATTTTATTGTATGGGGCCTCTGGCATATTCCCCACGTTAAATTCTAAATGGACTAAAAATGATTTTAAATAAGAATGCAACTTTGGTTCAAGTTTAAAAAATAAAATGCGAGCGCAATTTTGCTCGCCAAAAACATTTTTAAGTATTATTATGTGATTTAAAATTAACCGTTCTCGTATAGACTTTAAAGTTTTATACTTATGAATTTTTTGAATAAGTCTTTTAACGTACTTAATTCTTTTTAAATCATCTACGAATTCATTTCTACCACTGCACTCTGGATTAAAATATTTTTCTTGACAGAAAACACTAAAATTATCTTCTGTCAGTGGCAAAAATTGATGTTTTTTATTTTTATCAGTGGGCACAACCACAGTCGGATTCCACATTATCAGGAATAATCACCATTTGAACCCTACGTAAATGATTTGGTTGTTTTACTACATTTACTGACAATACAAGACCGTGGCCTAACTTTTCAGTAATCCCATCTTGAGAAAATCCAACCTCGTCAACATTTTGATATGGGGTCATTCCATAAACACCAATGTATGGGCTTCCATATTGATACAATTTAATTTTTGTTTCACCATCTGGCAAAGAGTTTGTTTGTTGGAAATCAAAACCAAAGTGATTTAACTTTTGTTTTACAATGTTGAGAATTGCATCTGGATCAACAAAATCTTTTTGTCCCATTTGGTATAGCAAAGCATTGATTGCGTCTAAAGATCTAGGAAGCTTAATATTAAAAGTTCCTTTATCTGTTAGTGCGCTTGGAAGCTTTGGTGCAGAAGGATCACCGATGAATAAACCTCCACCGAAGGTCTGTTCACCAGAATTCTCATAAATTGGTCCAGTAATTTTTAAAAGTTCTTTAAATTTCATGGTCTAGTATATTTAGCGATTTTTATTTATTAAACCGTATAAGTTTGGGTTATATTCTTTTTTTGCAATATCTTGTATGATATTATCAGCAATATTTTCCGATAGTGATTTCCACTTACCGCCTTTGCCTTTATAGCATTTTGCGGCCCATGCATTTGCATATGCTGATGGATATACATCAAATTTTTTCTTTGCTTGTGCAATGCAAGAAGACCACTTTTTAGGGTTCTTTGGTTTGTTTTTAGCTTCTTCTAAGCAATGTAGATCTTCTTTTAACATAGCAGAAACTGGTTTAGCACTCCAGGTTTTGCAAGCCCAATACCTTGCTTTCCACCTTGGGCCTGGATTATCACAGTTATGCCTTGCTCTAAAGTTTTTGCGGCGAGCTGGATCGTCTCGTTTGATTTCCATGTTGGGATCGCCAAAGTTTACTTTTACAACATTTCCTTTATCGTTTCTGACGTAAACCTTGTACTTCTTAACATCGCCTCTCATTATCTTGTTGAGTTTAACATTGCCCTTTTCGCTTTCATGTATTTCAATTTTTTCACCAAATTCATTGAAGGCACTGTCTTCGACATTATCAATGAACCCCATCACCGTCTCTGGCAAAAAGGATTCTTGAATCTCTGTTCCATATTCATCAGTCATGGCAACAATATAATTTCCATTTTCTTTGTGAATAGAATCTATATCAAAAATTTGGCCAGACTCATTGATGATTATGTCACAAGGAAGTAATTCTTTTGCCTCTATAGATGAAAAATTCATTTCAAATACATTTGATATACTTTCTACAATAAAACTGTCATAGGACTCTTTTACTTCGGTGACACCAGTTTTAACAAATACTGGTTTTTTACCTTTTCCTTTAACATCACCTTTTTGGCCACGATTTGCTTTTTTCTGGGCAACTCTTTTTCTACGAACAAAAGATCCAATTTTTTCTTTACCTAATGTCTTTGCTTTTTGCTTACTCAGACATGCTGCGTAGGGTTCACCTTCTTCTGCGTCACCGCATTTGCCAACTCTTTCTCCCTTTGTGTTGTAGCGATCCCATCCCGGACCACCACCCGCAGATTCTTTATTGAACCATTTGCCAAGACCGGATTTGGCATATACTTTTTCTAAAAGAATTTGAATTTCTTTTTTATTCATTTCCAATCCTTATCTTGCTTTTCACCTTTTCTGTGACCATTGTCTGACCTATTTTTAGATTTATGTCGTAGACGTAGATTATTTATACCATTTGAACCACCGTTACGAAGGGGTTTTTTATGGTCTACGTCCATATCAGAACCTTTTTTTACTTTACCTTTTCTGATCAAAGCTTCTCTTGCTGCGGTTCTTTTGGATCTTTCTTTTCTTTGTTTTGGTTTTCCGTGGTAATTCCTATATTCCATTTTGTAATCTCTTACATATTTTTCATATAAATTTGAGTTATAAGAGTTTAAAATATAAAGAATTAATTTTGGATAATCAGTTGCTTTTTCTAATAAATTGCTGTAAATTTGTTTTAAAGTAGAAGTATCTTCATTTAAAACGTTGGGGTTTAGTAAAAAGTTTGCTTCCTCATCTGTAATTAATTGTGTTTTTACTAACTTTGATAATATAAAATTATTAGATAATGCTTCAACTAATATATCATTTACTAATAAATTTAAGTTTTCTTGGACTTCCAAAGAAAGCAACTCTGTTTTTTCTACTGGTATTTTCACATACTTTTTGCCAATTTTTACGTAATTGTATTGAACTACATTTATTTCTTTAGGAGAAAACCCAGGAATCAAACTTGCATTGATATCAAAATCCATGTTCTGCGCTGCTTGGTTGAACGCCAATTCCAATGGATTTATTGAATCTCTTGGAATAAAAAAGTTTTCTATATTTGTTTTTTTCTTTTCTTCTTTTTGTTCTACAACAGTAACAAATCTATTCAAAATTGTATTTTCTTTTTTAGATTTTGAAATATTGTCTGAGCTAATTACACCTTTGACTGGTTTTATTGAAACTGTTGCTGTTTTTGCTACTTCTGCAAAATAATCATCACTTAATGGGAATATTCCATTTTGTGTAATTAAATGTGATGGTGCGTTTTCTTTTTGTTTTATTAAATCACCACGATAATACATTTTTAATATATTTTGAACAAAAGAATTTACAAATTCAGATTGTTTTTTATTTGTATTTTTAAACAATCCTGGTAATTGTTTAGAAATATCTTCTTTATAATTTTCAAAAGATGCGTATTTATTGAGATTTCCTTTTTCATCTACAACCATTCCGATGGATTTTCCTGTAGCATCTACCATTGGACTTGTTTGCAGAATTTGCATAAATTCTGGATTCTTTTTAACTTCTTCAAAACGATCTTTGCTAAGAAGCATGTTTGCATATTTTGTACCAACGCCTTTTATGCTTTCTGCAGCACTTGCCATTTTAGGATCTTTCATGGCATTTGCATCTGTAAAAGATTGGGCTATTGATGTTGCAATCAAACCTCTAAAAGTTTTTGATTTTTGATCAAATTTATCTGTAGTAAGTAAAAACTCTCCGCCAGCAGAAATTTTAAATTTATAATCACCGCATTCCATATCAACACCACCCTCAGACATAACTGGATTGTTTCCAGTTTCAACTGCTGATACAAGTGTTTGGATGCACTGTTCACCCAATTGCGAAAGAATCTTTTTAGCTTGCGCAAATGCTACTTTTGTAAAATCAAAAGCATTTGGTGCTAATGCGGCATATGATTCAATTTCTTGTTCGGAAGCCCCGGCTTTTACCTTTGAGAGGAAGAGTAAAGCATTTATTACTTGTTGATTATAGGAAGTAGAGGTTAAAGTATTGATGCCAAACATTGTTGACAATCTTTCAAAAGTCAGATTGTCAAATGCCGTGTTTGATGTGGGCTTTCTGGTCTGTAAAAAATATTCTTGTCTAACATCAAATGGAACCTGAGCCAATTGCTCTGGTGTCATTTGTGCCATTAATTGAAAAATATCTTTTTTAGAAAGTTTATTGGCTTGTTTTTTTGATGCTTGTGCGGAAGGAACTTCTTTTTCTAGTTCTTCTCCTTTTTTCTTAGCTTCTGCAGCTTCACCCGCATCACCTCTTCTTGTTTCCTTTGCTTGGGATTCGCCGGATTTTTCCCCTTCTTTTTTCTTTGTATCTGAGGCTTCTTTTTGTTTAATATTTCCAAACAATAATTTGGATGCGCCTGTTTGTTCAAATTTTGGATCTCTAGTTAAACTTTTAGCCTCTTCAAAAGTTACTGAATCGGTTCTACTTATTCTTTGGTGTTTAGATTTATCAAATGAATCTTTAAAAATTAATTGCACAGCACCTGAAGCAGTTTTTACTGGAACAATTTCTTTTAATAATTGTTCTTTTGATTTTTGGCTTCTGGGAACTTGTTGAGATCTTTCTGCTCTTTTGCGGGCAGCGTCTTTAGCCTTTTTATCTGGTGAATCACTAACGGCCCTTTCCTTTTTCATGGCCTCACCAGTAGTTCTAAAAGAATCAGCCTTTGTACGGCTTTCTTCCATTAAATTTAATATTATATCCTTAAAGTTCATTTAAATTATTTATGATACAAATTATGGGTCTAAAGGATTAAATAATTTTAATCCTTTGTAACTTTTCATTTTTCCTATCGCTACTTTATAAAGATTAGACTTATTTATATTGTTTAATCTTGCATATTCGGCTATATTATCAATGTGAAAAACTTCTTTTGTATCTATTCTTTGGAACGTAGCCCCATTAAAAGATTTGACTTTTTTGGGTTCTTCTTTTTTTTCCTTTAAGTAAGATCCTGGAGTGGTTTTTACTTCTCTTATTTCAGATGCAGTCCAACCTTTATAAGTCTTACGTTTTCCATTCATCAATTCACAAATTTTTACAGGGCTTAATCCATTTTCTTTTCCAAACTGGGTCATATTTTCAAAAAATACTTTTTCTCCGGTTTCAACTTTTGCAAGCCAATACCCATTATTAACTCTTGTTTGGCTAACCCACTTCCAGTATTTTCCTTGTTTTTCAAAAAATCCCCCATTATCTTTAATAAATTTTTCTCTGAATAAAGATGATTTTGAGTTATCATTCATCCTTAACCAAAGTGGTGAATTTTTTCTATTTACTTGTTCTTCAAGTGTTTTGAGAATTCGAATTTCCATATTTTACTATTGCCTCCTTTAAACGCCTTACATATTTAATTGGTTTATCTTGAAAGACTTGTCTTAAACCATCTTCACATGCAACAAGAATGGCAAAGTTGTCTATAACTACTCCGGTTCTTTCTTGATACATTAATGCATATGCTGTTGCTTGCATAAAGTAATTATCGATATCTTGTTCTCTTTTTTCTTTTGTGCTTGCCTTAAAATCTATTATTGATAATTTTCCATCATATTCGGCAATACAATCTGTTCGACCAGCGAGACCAAGTATTTTAGACCAAAGAGGGCTTTCTAATGCAACAATATTATCTATCTTGTCTATCTCTGGTTTTAATAATAGAAAAAGAGCCTTCAAATTTGAATTTTCCGCATCCAAATCTAAAGGCTCATTCATTATATACTTTTCAATTAAACTGTGGAACTTTGTTCCCCTACTAGTCACTCTCTTGCTTTCTTCTGGATTTTTTCTTCTCCATTCAGCAAAAAACTTTTGTTTTTGAAATCCAACAACAGTTGTTACACTAGGAAATTCACCATCTGGTGTAGAATAAAATCGTTTCCCGTTTTTATCTACTTCTGTTAATTTTATATCTGTTAATGGATTATTTAAATGTATAAATTGTTTTTGAATAGACACAGTTTTATATTATATCATCTAATTCTTGTTGTGCCAGCAAATTTTCCTAAAACTTTTGCTAGATAAAGTCCTATATCACTGCCAGTCAAATTACCACTTACATCGGGCATATACAATCCAGTTTTGGGAGATTGTAAATTTGGTCCTCCTGGCAAACTAAATGGAGGTTTGGGTGGAGGTGGTGGCGAAGGTGGTTGGGGAGGTGTTGGTGCGGGTGCCGGTGCTGGAGCTGGTGCCGGTGCGGGAGCAGGGGCTGGAGGAGAAACAGGAACCGGTGGAGGAACTGGAGCTGGTGGAGGAACTGGAGGAGAAACAGGAACCGGTGGAGGAACAGGAGCTGGTGGAGGAACTGGTGGTGAAATCGGAGCTGGTGCAGGTGGTGAAACCGGAGCTGGTCTGGGTGGTGAAACCGGAGCTGGTGCAGGAGCTGGTGCAGGTGGTGAAACCGGAGCTGGTGCAGGAGCTGGTGCAGGTGGTGAAACCGGAGCTGGTGCAGGAGCTGGTGCAGGAGCTGGTGGCGCTACTGGAGCTGGAGCTGGTGGCGATAATGGTTTTGGAACCCTTGGTATTCCTGGTTCTGGTCTTGGTGATCTAGGTGTTGGACTAGGTTCTGTATCTGGCTTTGGTGGAGTTCTTGGAACTGGTTTACCATCACCCTCTTCTTCATCGGGGGCTTTAGGTTCATCTTCATCGGGAGCTTTTGGCTTTTCTTCATCAGGAGCTTTTGGTGGTCCCTCTGGTTCTTGTTCCGGAGTCTTTGGAGGTCCTTCTGGTTCTTGTTCCGGAGTCTTTGGAGGTCCTTTTGGCTCTGGTGTTGGCTGAATTGGTTCAGGTTTTGGCGTAACTGGTGGAGCTTCAGGTGTGGCTGGTGGCTTAAATGGAATAGGCTCCGGTGGTACTGGATAAGGTACGGGAGGCTCTTCAGATGGCGGTCTAATTGGAATTGGTGCTGGCGGCTCTACATCTGGTTTTGTTGGCGGAACACTTGGCTCTTTTGGTGCATTGGGGAGATCGGGTTCTTTGGGAAAAGGAATTGGTGCAGGTGGTTCGACATCTGGTTCTCTTGGCAATCTTGGATATTCTGGTACTTGTTCAGGTGTTCTGGGTTGTGGAACTGGTACTGCTGCTCCTTCTGTTCCGGTCGCTCTAAGCGGAACAGCCTCTGCTGTTTCAATTCTTGCCAAAACTGCTTGAGGATTCTCACCATCTACTACTGCGCGAACTACATTATCTGCATTTTTTACACCAAGTTTTGTTAATGTTTTTGTAGCTCGTAGTATATCTGCTGGTATTCCAATAAGAGGAATAGAACTCAATAAAGCTAGTTTTGCAGATTCTGTGTCTCCGTTTATCAATCCCGTAATTGCGTCATAAACTCCTTTAATATCTCCAACTATTGGTAACAAATCTAAAATAATTTCACCGTAAACAGAATTTTTTGCTTGTTCTTTTGCCCATTCTATATCCAATCCTGCTGCTTTCATTGCCTGACGTTCTCTTTGTCGGGCTCTCATTTCAGCACCATCTTCAGATAATATAATTAATCCCTTTTTTATAAGGATTCTTCTTTCTTCCAATATTGAATATAGAATTGGGTTTTTTGGTTTCATCTTTTAAATAAGTTAAACAAGTTGCTGGTGATATTATTGCTATATGCTTTGCAAGATGATTTTTGTTTTTGCATAGCAGAATCAAAAGTATTCAAAACATTGGAAATTGCTATTTTAGATTGCCTGGAGCTATTTACGATACCATCTCTGGTTTCATAAATATTAGGACTAACGTTATTTTGTTTAAAATTAACCACCTGTTTTACTGTCGAAACTAAACTTGATGGTTTTGGATTGGGATTTGGTTGGTGTGTTTTTCCTAAAAAATCCTTGACTTGCCAAAAAAATTGTTTATTATTTGTATTATCCATGACTGTAAAATATTTAGATTTACATAAATACTTAAGAAGTATGAAAAAACAGGTCCTCCTGTTGAATCAAGATAACACTCCCCTGAATATCATTACGATTTCAAAAGCTTTTAAATTGTTGAATAAAGATAAAGTATGGGCAGATGAGACCACCGGGGAATATTATGAAGTTATCTCTGTCTCTAAAATTATTAAGATTCCTAAAATTTTAATTTTAAAATATTACGTTAAACTTCCTTATAAGAGAGTTCCAGCAACTCGTAAAAATATTTTTAGCAGAGACCAATATGTTTGCCAATATTGTGGTAAAGATCTTTGCGACAAAACAGCTACAGTAGATCACGTTGTTCCCCGATGTAAAGGTGGTGGTTCTACTTGGACTAATATGGTTGCTGCCTGTAAATCTTGCAACCTCTCAAAAGGAAATAGAACACCAAAAGAAGCAAAAATGCAAATGCGGTCAAGACCGAAGGAACCGTCCTATGGATTCTTATTTGATCACATGCTAATTACTTTTAAGAAAGATAAAAATGCCTAATTATTCATTTAAATGTGAAGGTTGTGATCATTGTTTTGAAACATTTTTAAAAATGTCTGAAAACAACCAACCAACAAAAGAACCTTGTCCAAAATGCAAAAAGAAAAAAGTTGTAAAAAATTGGGCAGAACAAATAAATTCTATTGCAGTCGATGCCACTCTTACTCCAACTAAAGTCTGTGGAAGTGCTTGGAATGAAGTAATGGAAAAAGTTAAAAAAGCTGCCCCTGCCCACAAAAAAGATCATATTGAGCAAAGCAGAACTTTTAATGCTGGCCGTTTTGTAAGATAAATAATTTTATGAAATATACCGTTCAAAAAATTATAATGGATAATGCGGTTGTATATAATTTTCTTTATGAAAATGAACTACTAGGTCACTTGATTGACACTGAAGATTCTAGAGTATTAGTCTCTGCTGGCGATACTTCAATTATTCCAATTGTAGAATCTTTTAATTTTTCTGGAAATTGCTGGGTTTTAAATGAGGGTGAATATAAACTTTATACCCTAAACCCATCTCCAGAACTAGAGCCTTTATACGAATTTAAAGTTGTCAATCTTGAGGACAATCTTTTAGTTGAATCAGAGATTTCAGAATAAAGTAACTGTCTACAATATCAGTTACTGGATTGGTCAGCTTTAGCTGGCCAAATTTTTTAATTAAGTCAACCCCAGTTTCTTTCATAAAAGCCTCATACATGGCTTCTTTATCAGCATTGCCCTTTCCTGTAGCAATTTTTTTAGCCCTAGATGGCTCAATTATAGTAACCGGTATAGCAGCCTTATAGAGCTTATGCTTTAGGATACCCATGTTTTCCGCCAGATTGAACACGCGGCCCTTAGAACCAAAGGAATAGCCCTCTATGGCCACGTCTGAGGCTCCTACGCAAAGGTTAATGGCCCAATCAGAAATTGTGTCAAATCTATCCACATCCTGGATATATTCTTGAAAAGATTCACCAGTAATATTCGGCAAAATTTTATCAGCAAATTTTTTAGTATTTGTCAGATAATAAAAAAAACAATTATCAAATTTAAATGGTTGGCGCTCGTCATAAAGACATAAGCACGGGCAAGTTATAGAATAGTCAATTCCAACCAGCATATAGAACATAGATATTTATACCGTTGTCAGAGATGGTGGTTCCTGAGTAATACGATGGAGGTTACTTCGAAGGCTCCAAAAGGATTACGTGGAACTACCCCACCATCCCCGACAAAAATATTTATAAAAAAATCCTCCCCTTTGTTGAGGAGGATTTTTATTTAATAATTAAATTTTTTTATTTATAAAGATTTTCCGGGAAGGCAGTTGGGAATTTAACACCTTGATTTTGTCTACGCCTTACCGCTTCAAATCCTTCAGGACTTGCTACAAGTTCGCCACCTTCAAGATCAAATCCCAAACCAACATCAGTATTAAGATCTTTTTCAATTTGCATTCTATCTTTTGCTGAAGGAGGAGTTAATAGTCCCATCATGTTGACCGCCATATCCGTTGCCAAATTAATATTTGGTGATCCGCTTACACTGGAACTACTAGGCATTCCCTGTCGATTTACGGTATTTGTGCTGCGTGGAGTTGTTGAAACATTATTCTGGTTAGTATTTGTTTTAATTCCGCCAATAGCTTGAGACGGCATCTCAAATTCATTTTCAACTTGTGCCAATCCTCTAGCAATTTTTTCTTGTGTTGTTCTCTCTGCTTTTTTTGCTGCACCGGCTACTTGTGTCTCTGATTGTGATGGTGTACCAGTTGCTTTTAATACACTGTCTGTATATCTACCCCATTTAGTATTGAGATCTGTAGTTTTTATTTCATCTTTTATACCAAGAGTCATAGCTGCAGACCTTAATTTATTTTTTAAATCTTGAACAGCTTTTTCATCATTTTGATCAACATAACGCATACCTTTTTCTAATGCTTTTTCATACCAATCTTGTGATTTTCTAGCATTGGCTACTGCTCTAGCATTTACTTCAACGTCTTGATAAGAATATTCCGGGTACTCAAGTGTATTTGTATTACTTTGCCGCGGTTTGCCGATGGCAGGTGCATTTTTAATATTTCCAGGATTAATATTTGGTGATGTTGATAAAATTATAGGGTAGTATTGTGGTTTTTTATTTTGGGCTATTTGGGCTAAATCTTGATAAGCGTGGGCCATTTCATGTCTGAAAACAGTACTTTCTGGTTCTAAATCTTTAGTAGGATTTTTGATATTAAACAATTGAGCTGTTTTTGACCCGGGAGCATAAAACCCAGCATATTCAGGATTGTTTCCTCCTGAAATTACAGAAATAGGAGAAGAAACTGTATTATCTTTAGAAGATACTGTAAAATCAGACCACAATCCTGGAGACATAGAGTTTGTTACCGGATTATGTACTCCGTACAAACCAAGTTTATTTTGTTGTCTTATTCTATTTTCATAACTTTTTATAGCAGATAATTGATTCTCTATAGAGGGCGCTTCAAGTAAAAATTGTTTAAATCTTAGCATACTAATATTTATAACCCCCCAGGATTGCTCCTAGGGGGTTATATATGCTCCTCCGACTGGAATCGAACCAGTGACATGGAAGTTAACAGCTTCCCGCTCTACCGACTGAGCTACAGAGGATTGAGGATCAGACTATCTGGCAACCTCCAGCACTGCAGGCAAATTCCTTTGCCGACTCAGTATTGTCTTCTGCTTCATATTTAGAGAGCTCCTTGAAGTTAACTTTAACTTTCGGATGCGCTGCATATGTTGCAGAATCAATTTGCTCAAATGGAGCCTGAGCGTATGTGTGATTGTCGCCACCGGGAAGGAACGAGATGCCTGTTGCGACATCGAAGTTTTCCCAGAGCCAGTTACCGACCTCAAGGAACTCGGAGTCCTTATAGTTGACGGTGATTGATGGCTTGTGGTGACAGTAATGTTCCTGATAAGTCTTCCAGAGATCCAAGTGATCCAATGCACGGAGATCTTCCGTGGTGATTGTGCCTCTTGGGGCCTTCATGGCAAACGTGAAGACCGCTGTGTTATTAGGATTAATCACATCATCTTCGCAAGGAACGCCTTGATCCTTCATGAGATTGTAAATCGGGTCCTTCTTGTCAATGCGAATTCTACGGTAATAGTGTTCCGCATAACGTGGGTGCAGACCCGATGCCGAATCGACCAAGCACGAAGTCGTGCCCTCTGGCTTGATGCATGTAATGGACTTGCTTGGATTGATACCAAGCTTCTCTGCCCACTTCATGTTCGTTGCCGTTGCATGGTCGCGGAGGGTTTCAAGTAGACGCACCAACTTTGGCTTGCCCTCAAGACCGCTGGTCAATTTATTATCATAAATTCCGGTCATGCTGACACCTAGCAGACGCTCCTCTTCGCAGTTCTTCTTCCACTCGGGACGAAGGTATGGGAAGTTAGTGAAAGTAGATTGAACCGTACCAATGATGGTGGCAATTTCGATCTTCTTTTTCAAGGAAGCAGCAGTGTCATCAGGACGAACGACAACTGTTGAGAGATTGCAGAACTCAAATGGCTTGAGAATGATCTCCGAGCATGGGTTTGTGCCATACTCACAGTTCTCATCACGACCCCATTTAGCTGCTTGTTCTTGCAATGCCTTGCGGTTAATCATTCCACGCTCACCACTATGGCTGTTGTATAGTGAAGTCCATTCCTCAAGGAATTGTCCCATTGGAGGACGACCACGGTAGACAGCAGAGTTGTTTGCGTAGGAACGGAAACCAGCCTGCTCCCACCATGCACCGCTCTTGCAGAGAGCCATCTCACGATCCGAAAGATCGCTGAGAGAGATCATGGCCGAGCGACGAACACCACCGACTATTACTGCGTTTGCAATTGCACAGCAGATGTCATGGCATTCAAGAGCAGTGAGTCTGCGTCCCTGTGCATTGTAGAACACCTTGACGATGAACTTGAACAGATTGTCAAGAGGAGCAGGACCGCTT